TCAGACACCTCACTCTTGCGCAGGAGCACTGGAGCCACGCCGTAGTCGTTCGCAATTGTGCCCATCTCTCGCGCACGCGCGCCCAGCTCATCAAAGGCCGCCGGTTTTGTCCAGTCAGTGATTGGCGCGAGCTGATATTTCTGATCCTGAATGGCCGTGCCCAGAGGATCTTTCCTGCGCTCTGCCTTGACCTCATCCCTGGCTTTCTTCGCGGCCTCGTAGCCCTTGGCCTCTTCTGCGTAGGAAGCTGACCCCCAAACAGGTTTCAGATTCTCGACAGCGGCATCCATGTCCGCATCTGACAGGCTGCGGAAGGAGAAGATGCTTTCGGCAGCCTTTCGTTTTATCTCGTAGTCTGAGAAGAGCTCTTCGCCGCGCTTGTCGCCATAGGTAGCGATAAAGGCATCTCGCGAAATCGGATTCGGATCAGTACCCTCCTGCTCCGTCAGTGCGAGCGAGTTTTCCATCTCGCGCTTGAGGTTGCCCTGCCGCTCGGCAGTCTCTCTCGCGACGAAAGCCCCGGCCATGGACATGATCTCAAGCTTGCGAGGCGTAGAGAGGCCATCAACGAGCGGGATGCCGGTTGAAGTTTTCGGATTGACGCGCCCTTTACCGACAAGGCCAGGAGCCTGCTGCGCCACCTGATAGGCGAGCTGCCGCTTGCTTGACGCCCAGAGCGAATTGTCTACAGCATCCCAAGCCTTGGCGCTCATATGCTCACGCTCGTCACGGCTCGCAGCGAACGCCCCGACCGGATCATCGTTCGCCCACTGCTGAAAGCGCTGCGCCATGAAGGCGTCATAGAGCTGAGCCACTCCCTGCCGCCGCGTGTCCTCATCGTAGCCTGCAATCTGCGCCTGATAGTCATGCTCCTGCACAATGGAAAGCCACGTCTTGGCAAGGTAGTCCTTGTCTGAGTAGTGCTGCGCCGCGTCATCCATCAGCGCCTTCTGCCGGGACTGAGATGAGGTCAGGTGCCACTGATCTGTCTGCGCCTGATTCCACCGCATCATCTGCCCGCGCGCAGTCTGAAAGCGATCCTGGATGCGGCTTTCGACCGCCGCCCGGACATCAGGCGTGAGCTTGTCAAGGATGCCCTGCGCACCCTTCTGAATCCACTCGACTGTCGGCGTGAAGGCGTCTACAGCATTCTTCTCGCGCTGAGCCATGTAGCCCGTCTCAGGCGCATAGAGCGCATTCTGGACAACCTGCATGAATTTCGTCTCAGCCTCATCGCTTTCGGCCTTGACGCTGCGCGCGTGCTCAGTCTCGAGAATCTTGCCCACAGCCTGAGCACCGTAGGCCAGCGGCCGGATTGCCGCCTGGAAGGTTGACTCATAGTCCACTGTCGGACGCGGAGCATCTATCACCATCCGCCCAGTGCGCCCGCTGTCAGGCACCTGAGGAATGCCGCCCTGGAAAGTCGGAACCATCGGCATGCTGATCTTTCCTCCTTACATCCGGCCGTAGCGTGATGCGCCGGCAAAGTTGCCCCAGCCCGTATCCCCGAAGCCGTAGCCGTACTGCTTCGCCCCGGCATAGTTCGTCCACTTGCCGCCCGCTGAGAAGTTCTTGTCAGTGCTGAGCGGATTTGAGCTCAGCCCCTGATAGACGCCGAGCGCCGCCTGCATGTAGTTCGCCGCGGAGTACTGCGAAGCCCCCATGAGCGTCGCGCCGGCCGTGAGCCACGCACTCTGCTTTGAGGCTTCAGCCATGAGCGCCTGTCCCTCGAAGCCAGCAGCCTGCATTCGGTAGCCCCAGGCGTTATTGAGCGCATTCGACTTGATCTGATTGACATCGATCTCTTTGACAATGTCGGTCGAAGCCTGGAGCTCAGCAGCGGAACCCTCACCCACGGCAATGCCGTTCGCAGCCAGCGCCGCCCGCTGAGAGCCCTTGACGCGCCCGGCCGCCATCGTCGTTTTCTGAATGTCTTTCTCGCTTGCCCGCAGCGTTGCCTCGTATTGGCGCATCATCGTCTGCGCATTGATGCGCGCGATGTTCGCTTGCGACTGAGCAATGGCGTTTTTGGTCTTTTGCAGGCCGAAGGAGCCGAACGCGCTGATGGTGTTCGCCACACCGCTCGCGATCAGTCCGCCCCAGCTCGCGCCGAAAGAAGTTGATGCTGATGAAGCAGCCATAGAAAAGCCTCCGAATCAGCTCATTGTCTGAGACGGAGGCTGCGGAATGCGCAGGGGTGCTGAAGCGGTCAGACCATCTCAACCTGCGCCGTCATCGAGATTACCCGCAGCGTCAGAGGATCATCCTGCCGGATGCACACCTGCCCGCCCGCGCCCCACTGCGGGAAGACCGCGAAGCCGAACTCGTCCGTAATCGGAGAAGGCGGAGATCCGGCAAACTCAGTGCTGCGCGCCGGGTAGGCCGCAAGCTGATCTGTCGAAGGGCCAGCCTTCAGCCCGGAAGAATCCACCACACGGAAGAAGACTTTTCGGACGTTCTTCTGATGCCCGGAGCCGTAGGAGCCGTCCTGAAGCGCGACAGCCACCGGAAGAGTCTTCAGATCACCCACATAGGGCAGGCCGATATGCACCTTGGAGGCCGGCTGCGCGAGCGTGATCTTGCCCCCAGTGACCACCTGTTTCGGTTCAACTGAGCCGTCAGCAAGGATGCAGACCTCTCTGCCCTCAAGCCACGTGAGCCCGCTGATCTCGGTTTTCGGCTCGCCCGAGTAAGTGCCCGAGCAATCCATGAAGATCGAGTCCTCGAGTTTGGTGAACTGCCGCTCATGCATGCGCTCGACAAAGCGCTTCTCGACGCCGTTGATGGTGCGCCGGATGACGCAGTAAAGAATGTCCTCGTCACCCTCAGCTACAACTGCGCAGGACTCAAAGACGCCGTCAGTCGTGATCCGGGAGAAAGCGCCCACCTGCTGCTCAGGAACGTAGGTCAAGGCCAGCAAGTCGCCCGACGAGCTCACAGCCCACACAATCGGCCACGGAGCTTTCGAGTAGGCCAGATCCTTGATGGTGAGATTGTCAAAAAGGTGCGGACACCTCAGGCACACATCTGCCGTGATGAAGCCGCCCGCCTCATAGTTGTAGCCCAGCTCGCGAAGATGACCGCCGCGCTCAGCCGCATAGAGCATCTGAGAATTGATGACCAGAGGCTGCACACCATTCGCGCCCACGTAGGACTGCGGACGCACCGACATTGAGGACGGTGTGATTGCATCTGAGTTCAGCGGAGACACGCGCCACTCCGCCGCGCCGGTCAGGAGAATCAGCTGCTGGAGCGGGACGATATGCCGGATGCGGTTCGCCTCACGCGCCGCAACACGCACGGAAATCCTGTCATCATCCTGCACCGGAAGGCTGTAGCTCATATCCGACTCAGTGCCCGACTTTGTCGCCCAGAGATTGCTTGGACGCTGATAGGTGCCGCCAAACCACCGCCGCTGCTCGAAGTACGAGACCGCGCCCGGATAGTCGCCCGCAGAGCCCACATGAGCCGTCGCACTCGCGCCCGAGCCGCCCGTGCCCTGCGGATCAATCACCACCGTCGGAGACGAGTACCCGCTGCCCGGCTTCACTACCCGAATCGAAGTGATCCGGCCATTGCTGACCACTGGAGCCAGCTCAGCGCCGGAACCGGTCGAATCGCGGACGTAGACATTGACGCCATAATTGTCCACGGCCAGCGTGTATTCATAGCGCAGAGCTTCGTTGTATCTGCTAACAAGAATGCCCTGATTGAGATAAACGCGAACAACAGGCTGAGAATAATTTGAGCCAGCCGCAGTGACTCGAACACCTTTGAGCGTAATTATCGTGGACGAATAGTAATAAACCGTGTCGCTATCACCTTCAGAAACAGTCTCTTTATAGCGGTCATTACTCACTTCAAAATCGAGCTCATATCCTGCCCCGCTGCCGCCCCCGCTAATATCAACCAGTTCAATGAATTCCTTCGCAGATTCTTTCAATGAATTTGCCGACGGATAATCAGGATATCCAAACTGTGATTCCGATCTTTTTCCCCAATATGGTTCACTTTGTGCAAAAGCAGTCGGTTCTTTGCTATATGGCAGTTTCTTGAAAGTCTCGAGCGGCATGCCAACATATGCCACAGCCCCCGCCGATGCGAGCGTGCCTTTTGACACGTACTGACCAGTCTTCACACCTTTGGGCGCATAGGTGTACCCGCTGCCCTGATTGTTGACCGTCACGCTCGTGATGCCCCGTTGCTGATTGAAGGGGTCGTCGTAAATCGGAGGAGTGATGGAGCTGTCGGCCGTGATGTTCTCATCAATGATGCTCGTGCTCGTTGTTTCTCCGATGTACGCCCAGAGGCCGCCCACATCGCGATAGACGCGGTACCGGCCAGCGCCGCTCACTGCGTTCCAAGAGATGGTGTTGTAGGAGCCGTCCCCGTAGGGGTTGCAGTTGATGCTCGTCGCAGGCGAGACTGCGCTTTCCTGACTGCCATCCTCAGTGAGCGCCGTGACCGCGTACTTTCGCACGTAGTCAGTGGGGTTCGAGACTGACTCATTGATATGCTGAGACACACTCGGAGCGCCGGGAGCCGCGAGCTTGCTGCTGAAGGTGACCTCGACAAAGCGCCAGTCGGAAGCCCCGTAGCGCCGGAGTTCCATCGGCGGATAGGACGGATGCACCAAAGTCAGAATGTCGGCCGACTGGACGTAGTGAAGGTCAAAGACATCTGCGCCGTCATAGATGCTCGAGATCTCGTAGGCAGAGCTTCCATTCATGAGCGTCTGTCCCTGAGTGTGGAAGCGCACGTAGTGGTGCCCGAATTCGAGCACCATCGTCTGATCTGTAGAGAACGTGAAGGAGATGAGCTTTGGAGCGTAGCCCGTCTCTTTTGCCTGATTCACGTAGACAAAGCCAGGCCGGAAGCACACAGGCCCCTGCGGTTCGACCAGGAAGTTGGTGCACTCAGCGAGCCCCGTCTGATACTTGCCGTCATCGATTCGGGCATACATGGAAGGAGAGACGATGCCGCCATTGAAGGCTCGCATGTAGTTTCGGATGGTTGCCATCAGACGATCCTCGCACGGAGATGAGGAGCGAGGCGTTCGCGCCGCCGGCCGCGATGCCGCGCATTGAAGGCGTCAGCGGTCTTGGCCAGCGAGAGCGCCTGTTGATAGAGAGCAAGCAGGTTACGGGATTCAGTCGAAGAAGCATCGGCCTGCTTCAGCGGCCCCACCAGCATGGAGGCCAGGAGCGGCACCAGCGCATTGATGAAGTACGTCGGATAGATGGACGGATTGTCATTGAGCGCAACGAAGGAGAGCACTGGAGACTCTTCATTGCAGAGGATCAGGCGCGAGGCATTGCTTGGATCCATCTCGAGCTCGTAGTCGATTGTCCTGCGCTCCCTGAAGTGAACGGCTTCGAGCTTGATGATGCGCACGCAGTTGCTCGGAACGCTGAAGCCGAACTTCCATGAGTAGGTTTCCTCATCGAGAGACGAGAGCGCAGCGAGCCGCTGCCGCCGCGTGAGGAAAGACCAGTCGGCCTCTTCCATAAGCTGCCTGAGCGCAATAGGGTAGAAGCGAGCGCAGTGCCCAGCCTGAGGCGAGCCGTCTGGCGAATCGATTGCCGTGACGGTTGCCGAGTCGCCCAGCGTGCTGAGCGCGAGGTTACAAATGTCTGCTTTCGTAGCCATATACAAAAATGGCGGACGGAGTCGCCCCCGCCCGCCGCCCACTTAGGAGGAGAGAAAGGTCAGTCCGTCGTCGCGATGAACTCGATGCCCTCTTTGGGCACGATGAAGCGAGCGTCGAACACATCGGAGAGGTAGCAGGTCACAGCACCAGCCGTGAGCGCGGTCGTTGAAGCCGCGCCCTTGAGACGCAGGTAGCGCTTGTGCTTAATCGGCAGATGGAGCGCAACGCCGGCATTGAGCTCATCAGCCGTGAGCGCGCCCGTGACCAGCGCAGTGGAGAAGTTGGCCGCAGCCTCATCGGACTGCTCAAGAGTGAGCGTGAGCGTTCCCGTACCGGTGCACTCAGTCGTCGCCTTGATGACGACGTAGAGCTCATGGTCATTGAGCCCCGTCGTCGGAGCCTTCTGGCCGAAGTCGATTGCCGAGGACGTGAAGGCCGCAGTCGCCGCCTGATCCTCACAGAAAACGAGCTTGACATCCATCATGATGAGATCTCCTTTAGGCGAGGACGTTCATGTTGTTCGGGATGATGTCCGTGCCCACCTTGTGAACCGGAACGCCCGCAAAGGTCAGCACCTTTCGGCCGGCCACCTCATCCATGTTCAGAAGCACGTTGTCCTTGTTCACAATCTGACGGCGAAGAACGGAGCGCGCCGCGTCATTCATGTAGAAGGCCACGCGGCCGGTCTGATCATCCGGGAGCATCTCAATGGCCTGAGTCATGAGGTCAATGAGGTTCGCAGCGCCGCCGCCCTTGTTGTTCTGGATCGAGTACTTGGCCGTGTCGATGTTCGCGATGCGGACAATCTTTTCCGGGTCGTAAAGCGCGACGCCAAGATCCCAGGCGAACTCAGTGATGAGCGCGAGGAAGCGCTTGCCGTTCGCGTCGAAGGCGTAGTGCTCGCCCATGTTCTCAACGCGCAGGCCAGCCTGAGAGCCGTTCTGCGGGTAGAAGCAGAAGCAGGCTTCAGCATCCCAATTGACGAGCCAAATGTCCGTCTGCTTTGCCGCAGTCGTGCCGCCGCCATTGATGATGCGATCAGCAAAAGCTTCATTCGCCGGTGTGACGATGGAGCCGAGGCCGTCCACGCCGCGCGGATCAGCCGCTGCGGAGCCGTAGAACATGGTCTTGACGACCTTTCGGGCAAGGCCGCGCATGAAGCCCTGATCCTTTCGGAAGCGCCAGGCATCGCGCTCAGCTGCCGGGCGCGTGTTGTAGAGATCACGGTCAACCTCTGAACGGGTGCGCATCATGCCGGCACGGTAGCGCACGTCAGAGCCGTGCACCTTTTCCGTATCCCATCCCTCATTGAAGGCGCGCAGCTGACCTTCAGGATAGGTCGTGATGATCTTGCCGCGGTCTCCGAAACCATCGTTGCCGGGCTGGATGACCGCCTGATCGAAGATCGGCATGTAGTCGCGGATGGTATGCATCAGCGAGCGAATCGGCTTGTCGTTCGTCAGGCTTTCAAAGTCAGCGAGCGTCACCGGGTTGTTGTCAGTGATGATGTCAGCCATATCTAGCCTCAGTTTCTCTTAGCGTCGTTGTAGAAGTCCGTCGGGGTGTAAGGCGTCTGCGCCGGACTGCCCGTCGGTATCTTCGCTTCGCCGAATTTCGCACCGGCACGGGCGATGAGCTTGAGCGCTCCCGGATGGTTGCCCATCGGGGAATTGATGAACTCCGCAACGTCCGGGTCAATCGACCCGTCTGCCGCGCGGCCGAAGTTGGAGATCACTCGCCAAACGTTCGCCTGCGTAGCCTGGTAGTTCGAGCCGCCGATTTCGGCGTCGTTCTTTGAACGCTCAGCCCACTCCCTGCTCACGCGCTGGATGTTCTCAACTGCTCTTGCCTGCATTGCCGGCGTGACCCTGTCAATCAGGGACTGCGCCTGCTCCTGCGAAAGATTCAGCTCCTTAGCCACGCCCTTGAACTCATCCATCACCGGGCCAGCGAGCTCAATTCCTTCCGGTGCATTGAAGTCGCCGTACTCTTCCGGAGCGCCCTCAGTCTTCCCAGGTTCGGGCGCTTTCTTCTGGCTGTCGTCTTTATCGTCCTTGGATTCCCCGTCCTGAGCTCCGCCCATCAGCGTCTGCCCGCCGGTCAGATCCTGCTGTCCGGCAGGAGTCTGAGCAACGGCAGGCTGCTGAGCGTTCTGAGCATCGGACTGCCCGGCAGTGGCTTGTGTGGTGCCGGGTGCCTGCTGCGCGTCGTTTGGAGTTTGAGCGCCTTCGCCAGGCAGATTCGTTTCGTCACTCATAGGATTCGTCTTTCATGAGTCTGAAATAGTCAAGAGACACCGCGCGCAGGCGCTCAGCGAGCTGGATGCCCACTGAGCGCCGCCCCTCGGAGTAGGCCATCGTGAGAGCGTTCGGGCTGAATGACGCAGAATTGACGCCAGATGAATCCAAGACCCACTGAAGCGCCATCCTGCCCTCACGCGTAGCCATCACGGAGCGGAGCGCCAGATCCATCCGGCTCTTCGCCCGCTTGTCTTTCTCATCGTCTGCCTTGTCAGCAATGGGGTTGCGGTCTCTCATGCGGTCAATCGTCTCACACGAAAATTGCGGAGTGCGCAGGGCTACAGCGCCCCCTGCTGAGCAAGCTCCTGCATGCCTTGGACGGCCTGCCCGCCGACGGTTGAACCGTCTGCCGGGACGCGCCCAAGCTTGGACACGGCATCAGCGGCCTGCTGCATCTGCTCAGCCTGCTGAGCCTGCTGCTGAGCCTGCTGCTGCGCCTCAATCTTTTGCTGCGCCTGCTCAGTGGGCACGACCACAGAGGGAGCAACAGAGAGGTAATCGGCGTACTCGTCAACGATGCGGAAGCTGTCGATTTTCGCGAGCACATTCGGATCAAACTGCGCGACCTGCCCGATGCGCTGCAGGAACTGATCGAGGGAGTTCGCACGAATCGCACGCTGAGAGCGCGCGAGCATGGACGTGTACTCAATTGAGAGTTCGACGCCCGCAAGCTCAGGCGGAGCCGGAGGCAGCTGCCCCGCGCGGTAGAGGATCGAGAAGGTGCGCTCAATGAGCGGCTTCAAGACCTCGTTGTTCAGGCGCGAGAGCACGGGACCGAGCATCATGAGCTTTTCCTCGTGACGCTCAGCAACCTCAGTGGCCGTCATCTTGCCCATCTGCTGCCCGGAGAGCATGAGGAACATGTCTACGCTGAAGGCCTGATTGATGCGCTGCTGCACCTCAGCAATGTCCTGCCGGAGCGCGTTTATGTCCATCTGGACTTGCCAGGCGGACTGCACAGCGTCCTTCTGCGCAGGAGCGTCAAGGTAGATTCTGCCGCCCGGCTCGAAGTCATCCTCGTTGTCGCGCGCCGCAGTGGGCATGATGAGCGGAGGATTGACGATGTAGTCGATGGAGTTTCCCTTCTGCTTCTGCTCATGCTGAAGCTGCCGCACGTCGCCGAGCGCGACCATGCCGGGAGATTCCTCTGAGTACACGTCCGAGGCCGATGCGCCCCAGCGCCCCACCACGCACGGGAACTCGTTGAAGCCTGACTCCTCAAGGATGCCGTCTTTCGTGCCGTCCGAGTCAATCTGGATGATGACGCTGCGCCACGGCATGTTGCGGGAATCGCGCTTGCCGTACTGCCGGTCAAAGCGCGGCTCAATGGCATGGATCAGCTTGTACTCATGGTCAACCTGCCCGGCATCGAAGTTGCGGAGCACGTCGGCCGAGAGCTTTGAGCGCCCGAAGCGCGCTACCAGCTGAGCCGCCGTCATGATGAAGCGCCGGTAGAGTGTGTCAGGCACGCCTCTGTCATCCACGCCAATGGCGTACTCGCCCACGGAGAGCGGGTAGCAGTGGAAGACCTCTCTGTCATCCTCTGCGATGACCATAGCCATCACGCCGTAGGTGCCCACATCGCGCCAGCCCTGATGCAGCGCCTGATAGGTGTTCGTCCGGGTGAAGGCCATCTCCATGATGCGCTGCACCTGATCGAGCCATACCTTGACGGCCTGCGCCTCATCCAAATTCGGCGTGCCGGTTGTGAGCGCGAACCACTGACTTGACGGATCAGTCATGCCGCTCATGAGGCCGGCCGCGAGGATGTTTGCCGCCCGGACGGCAGAGCTGTCCACGATGCGGTTCCACCTGGAGCGCGACTCATTGCGGTTTTTGCCGATGAGGAAGCGGCCGCGACTCGGGGTGATGTGCTCAGAGATCTCGAGCCACTGCGTCATGTACGGCTCGCGCTCCTTTTTGAGCGTGCCCCAGCGCGTCAGGATGCGCTGCCTGAGCTTGAGATCTTCAGACATGCATCACCCCAGTGCGCCGCCCGCGCCGAGAGCGAGGTTGTTGTTGTTCACGCCGCCCGCGCCGGTGAGCAGGGTTGACCCTGCGCTCATGCCGGCATTAGCCGCATCAGCGAGGATGGAGCTCACGTCTGCGGAGTTCGAGTCCTGCCTGCGCTGAGCCTGCCGGGAGCGCTCAGCCTCAGCCTGCGCCTGCCTTTCGGCCTGCTGCGTAGCCGCTTTCTGAGCTTTGGCCTGTTTGTTGCTCGTGTAGATGGAAGTTGCGGCACCAGCCGCAGCAATGGCCGCGCCCGCGATCAGACCGCCTGTCACTCCGCCGCTCATGGTTTTCTCCTAGTCAAGAGGTTTTCAAATTCGTCAGTGAACTCTTCCTCTGCCCGCTCGATGCTGTCCGCGTCGGACGCAAAGAGCATGGTGATGAAGGTATCTTCGATAGCCCGGAAGACCTGAGACCGGCCGGCCGCGCCCTTGAGAACCACGTAGCCCTTGAGTTCGCGCGTGTCTTTCCCGGCCTGGACGTAGCAGTGACCTGAGACGATGACCACTGTCGGGATCTTGATGACCGCGCCGGCCAGCACCGTGTCTTTCGGGACGAGGCACGTGCGGACATAGACGCCGGCATGGAAGAAGTTCTCAGTCGGAAACTCGCACGGCTCAAGCTCAGCATCGATGCGCTCGCGGAGCGCCATGACCAGAGCGAGATCATCAGAGGAGCAAGGCGGCAGGGACGCCGCAGGGACGAGCGCTGTCACAGTTTCCTCCAATAGAGCGTGTTCACTGGCTTGGCAATCCGGTCGAAGATCTTGTCTGCCTGAGTGCCGATCTTTGCCCCGAGATACATGCCGTAGGCACCGTCATCTTTTGCGCAGCTGAAGAGCGTTTTGAGAAGGAGCGAGCCTGCGCCCGTGCCCTCTCTGCGATCCTCTCGGAGCCAGATGCTTTCGCAGGTAGCGAGAACCCGGCCGCCGCCGAAATGAGGGAGCACAGTGGTGATGTAGGCCGCGAAGCCGATCAGCTCTTCGCCCTCGAAGAGCCCCACTGGACGCAGGATGCCCTGCGCCTCAAGGAGCTCATACATGCGCCGGTCAGGCGCTGGCGGCAGATCCTCATAGACGATCTCTTCGCCGTAGGCTTTTTCGAGAGCAGGCCATTCCGGCCGGGAGAAGGCCTCACGGCACGTGATGCGCCGGCAGGTGAAGGTTTCGGTACTCATGCCGAGATGGTCTCACCTGCCGAGCGCGGAGTGCGCAGGGGTGCTCAGCGGTAGGGATCCCGGATGCCGTGCCGGCGGCTGCGGGACGGCTGTGGGGACGGCAGATCATCCAAGTACTCGTTGACCTTGACTGCGAAGGTCAGAGCCAGCGCGTCGGCATTGTCTGGCGAAGGGAGTCCGCGATCCTTCATATCCTCCTTTTTCTCAAGCAGGAGCTGATTCGTCGGTGTGTAGTCGTACTCGACTCCCGTGAGGTCAGTGATGAGATCCTCGTCATCCTCGATACAGCCGCCAAGCTCGAGCCACTCGCGCATGCGGCCCCACATCTCAGCGCGGAGATTCTTGTAGCGCTGCCTGTTGGACGCGCCCGAACCGAAATTGACCTCAGTCACGGGATAGCCGTTGTGACGGAGCCAGTCGCAGGGGGAGCCGCCAACGCCGCCCGAGTCAACATGGATCAGGATCTTTCGGACGCCCATGCCCTTGAGCCGGTTGTAGTGCTCAGCGACTTTCGCGCCGAGCTGATGCCCGTCAAGGTTGCGGAAGCGCTGCCGCTTCATTGAGCGCGCATCGAGGCCGAAGCGCGTGACGATGACGGAGGCGTCATCGCCGAAGCGCGCCACATCTACGCCCAGGATTGCCACCATGCGCGTGTAGTCCACGTGAGGGAGCGGCCGGGAAGCCGCCGAGTCAGCAACATCTCGGGGAATGAACTGCATAGCTGAAGCGCTCGGGAAGACGCCGCGCACGCGCACCTTGAAGAAGTCTGAGTCTTCGCCGTAGTCAGCCAGCCACTCGGCAATCTTTTCCTTGTCGGTGCCGGCCGCGTCGCGCCCGTCAACGTGCCGATGCGTCCAGCGGTGCCGGAACTTGTGGAAACACTCGAAGAAGCGCCCAGTGCTGCGGGTAGGGTTGCCGAAGCACAGCCAGAAGATCTGCGTATTCTTGTCGGTCAGCGCGCCCTCAGTAACCTCCCAAATGGGATCAGCGATAGCCGATGCCTCGTCGAAGATGACGAGGATGCGCTTGCCCGCATTGTGCAGGCCTGCAAAGCCCTCTGGCCGCGTCTCAGACCACGGGATAGCATCCACGCGCCAAGTCTGCTCATGCCCCTTTTGCCGGGAGACGAGCGACATCGCGGACATGACGAACCAGTCTTTGAAGATGCAGAGGCCATGCCACTTGGCGAGTTCTGCGAAGGTTTTTGTGCGGAGCTGACTTTCGGTGTTTGCCGTGACCACGCCGCGAGTGTCAGGGTAGGTGCAGAGCGCCCAGAGGATGATCCACGAGACAAGGCAACTCTTGCCCGTGCCATGTCCGGAGGCCGTCGCATCCTGAATGACGTGCTGCCAAGCCTCTCCGCTTTGGAGCCTGTCGCGCATGGAGGTCAGGACTTCAGCTTGCCACTTGTCGGGCCCGGTGAAGTTTGCGAGCGTGCCCTTGCCCCAGGGGAAGGCAATCTGAGCGAACTTCAAAGGATCATTCGTGCACTGCGCCGCGCACCACATTAGCGCCTCAGACTGCCCTTTATTTGTTGTCAGGTCGAAGTCCATTCACGAGCCCCTGAAGGGTTGAAGCCAGTGAGGAAATGGCCGCATCTTTGGAGCCGTCGGGCTTCTCATACCAGCCGAAGTGCTTGTTCAGCATGTCGAGCGCCTTTGCGGCCGCCGCGGCATCGACCATCCGCCAAGCGAGCGCGCCATCTTTGGTAGTTGCCTGCCCGCCGAAGGTTTCTTTTGGGATGAGCTCGGAGTTGACCTTGTAAAAGCGCAGGTTCATCTCGAGCACCTTTTCGGCCGTAAGTTCGATCTTGGCCGCGCGTTTCTCTTTCTGTCTTGCGATTGCGGCCGCGACACAAGTTTTGCCAAGTAACTCCGGGCCGATGCGGTTCGCGGTTTTTGCCGAGTACCCGGCGCGGATTGCTGCCTGAGTCGCATTGAGGTCAACCAGATATTCCTTGACGAATCGCTCCTGCCGAGGCGTCAGTTTTCGTTCACCCATCTTTTTACCTTTTTCCAACCGACGACTGTCACAGCGCGCCGGGAACCGTCTACGAAACTGCGGATTGTCCGCACGGGGATCTCGAGCATGAGAGAGATTTTGCGCCATGAGTAGCCCTCTGAGCGGAGCTGTCTGGCGTGCTCGACATCGGCATCGAGGTACTTTGCGGACACAGCGCTTTCGCCCACTGGCCGGCCAGCGTCACCGACAGAGACCGTCACCATCCTCGCGGAACCACGCCGGGAACTGCCTTTTGACTTTTTTGATCCCATCATCGATAGCTCGCAGTCTGGCGAGCGATCCCTCTGCGTATCCGAGAGCTGTAGCGTGAGCTCGAACAAGTGCCTCTGCTGCGGGCGCGGGAAGAAAGCTTGAGACTCCGAGAGGGCCTCGATCTCTTCCTGCGTCCAAATCGACAACTGGCATGGGGGTTCCTCCTTCATTCATGATCCCTCCCTCCTAAGCTTCGGCAGCCCAGGCTCGGTTCCCAGGTGATATTGATGATGAGATGACCGGGATTTTCAGCTTGAAGCCAGTCCTGTTCTTTGAAGTGGAAAGTGTTGTCGTTGACCTGCATGCCTTCAGCAATGCCGTCAAGAATGGCCTTGCAGTTTGCGAGGAGATTGTCCTCGTCGTGATAGCGAGTGACAGGCGGGATGCAGATGAGCTCGATATTGACTCGACCGCCGCGCCACTTCTTATCGGGGAGCCCACCCTTGACGGTGACCTTTTCGATGCCGACCTTTTGAAGCGCGGCTTTCGTGAGCATCATCGTCGCGTACTTTTCGCGCTTGAAGATCCGAGCCTTCTGCATGAGGTTGACCCGTGCATTCGGGGAGAGCGCGCGGTGAGGCCACGGCAACGTGAGCTGAATAATTCGCTTCATGATGATGTTCCCTCCATTGAGATTTATCGGTGCCAAAGTCTTTGTGCTCTGTCTTGGATGGACTCGCCGCCGGGATTTGTGAGGCGTGCGAGGTAGGTGGTTCTTTGCTTGATGAGGCTTTCGGGCGCTCTGAGGTAGTGAGCACAGCGCCGCGGCCGGTCAATGTTCTGAAGGACGTTCCACCGTCCGCCCGGCCGGTCATCGATCTCGCAGTAGCCAGAGCGTCTCCGGAAAAGGAATGCGCCGCGGTCACGCTTTGAGCCCTCGAAGTGACTGCATTCGATGCAGCGGACTTGAGCCTCAGGCTGCGGAGATTCGTCGAATAGCGATTGCATTTGCTGAGTCCTGACCTCCGCAGGATGATTGAGGTTGTTCTCCCCAGAACGCCTATCAATCACCTCACGGAGGGTTTCATGTTGAAAATTGAAGTACCTGAAAACGATCAATCGGTTTACGAACTCAAGACTGAAAGTGGCGAAACGCATTTGATCCGTTGTCCCGGTACGCACCTGGATGACGAAAAGGAGGGGCTTTTCTGCTTTGTGCTTGAAGGCAGCGGCGAAGAGCGTGTGATGTTTTCGAACACCAAAGTGATCGCCTCATTCCATAAGCGCCCGGAGATAAAGATTCCGGAACATGCATTGAAGCCGCGGCAAGTTTTGGATCTCATGCTGAGTGCTCCGGGAGAAGGTGCGTACGGCTTTCAGCTGCGCGTTCTTTCGTAGGCGGGTAAAAGAACTGAACGCGGATTCTTTTTCCCTGCCGGATGTCTTCTGGCGTTAGGTCTCTGAAGGCCTTCAATACGCCGCGAAGGCAGCATCCATCGATCTCGATGCATGTACCGTTGTCAAGGGAAGTGACTTTTAAGGTCTGAACCTCTATGCAATCGGGATAAGGGATCAGCTCGATCTCGAATCCCGATTGAGGAGAGGGACGGGCCGTGCTTTTTTCTGTGCCAGTCATCAGAACACCTCCTCGGGCTTCAGGTTTTTGAGGGCAGAGCGCTTGCGGAAGTCCGACCAGGTGCATTTGATGGGGTAAAGAACCTGATTGAAGCGCGAGGCGATACGCTCAGCGCCTGCGGCATCGAAGTCAGCGGCGACGAGGTTTGTCGTGACGATGGTGGGGAGTCGGTTCGCAGTACGCAGGTCGATGATCTGCTGCAGTCGATCTTTGCGGGCGTCGGTCCAAGCGCTTGTACCCACCTCGTCGATGACGAGGCAGGAGGTCGAGGCGAGCCACTGGCGGATTTTCCAGAGCGGCTGATCGAGCTTCGCAGCGTAGGCTGGCGTGTAAAGGTCGAAGTATTCCGACGCCGGGATGAAGAATCCGGGTGCCTTGCGCGCCGCGAGGTCGGTGAGGATGGCCTTAGCGAGGTGCGTTTTGCCGGTTCCTGTGAACCCAAGGAAAAGGATTCCGGCCTCGGGGTGAGACTCATCAAGGAGGCGCGTCATGAGGCGTTCGGAGAAGCGCTTCGAGATGGCGAGCGCCTTGGCCTGATCCTTTTCGGCCGCGTCGAGCTGAAAGTTCGAGAAGGTTTCTGCGGTCGGCTGCCGAAGCCACGAGAGGCAGCGGGACAGAGAGACGTGAAGTTCGCTGAAGCACGAACTGAGTTCGTCCGCCTTTAGCTCGCGCTCGGACTTTTTGGGGAGAGCTCGTGGAGGCGGGTTTGCAACACGCACGGCTTCAATCTGCGTGAATATCGGCTGCAGGGCTTGCTTTGAGAAAGCTTTTTGAAGTTCAGGCATGGGGTTCACCAGTTGTAATCGTCAGCAGTTCTTTGGTGGAGAGGTTTCGGCTTGGCTGTTTGGAGTGGGTGGTATCGAAGTTCGTTGAGGCACCAAGTGCGGAAGCCTGCAGGCCAGACGGTCAATCTGCGGTCAGTGGCTAGGGCGTGATTGACGAAGGCGGAGAAGACTTGCTGAGGGTTCCCAATGCCGACCTTCTCAGCGATGGCCTTGTACTCATCGGGGATAGAGGCATCGGCGTCGAACGGGCATGGAGTGGCGGGCTTGCGTCGAGGAGCGGCCTTGCGCTTTTGGGGAGCAGGCGCAGGTGCTTCGATGGTGATCTCGACATTGGGTTCTGAACCCATCGAGCGAGCTTCATCGAAAAGAGACTGGTCGAAGTCTTCGGGATAGGGCGTCTGCGCTTGCGCAGATGCGACGGCGGCGTTAGCCGACGAATTTCCGGAAGGCGCGCACATAACTTCCCTGTTCCTTTCCCTGTTCCTTTCCCTGTTCTTATTCCCTGTTTCACCCCCGAATTCGGGGGTACCCGTCCCCCCGTTTTCGGGGCTATCCGTCGCCCCGGTTTCGGGGGGACCCACGCTTTCGGGGTTACCCCGGTTTTGGGTCAACCCGTTTTCGGTGCTATCCTCAGTTTTTTTCCGTTCCCATTCCTGAGGATTGAAGCCGAGAAGTTCGTAGCTGATTGCGCGGCCTTTTTCGACAGCCACGTACGTCTTCTTGATGAAGCCTTTCGACTGCAGGAAATTTGTCGCGGTAGAAATCGTGTCTTCCTTGAGCTCAGTTACCTCATGGAGGTACTTGATGCCCGGAGTGCACTTGCCCGTTTTGCCGTTGTGGCAATTCGCAAGCTCTACAAGTACTTGTTTAGCGCGGGCATTACCTACCCTCTGCGCCCTGGCCCATCTCTCTGCGGCATAACTCATCGCGCATCTCCTGCCGTTATGACGCCGTTTGAATTCCGTTGCGATGCCTCGACTTGATTCAGTACTCTTGCTACTGCCAGCGTTTCATTAAGGTAGGCATCCAGAGCAACAAGCACGATGTCCTGCCGCGTCAGACCAAGCGCAAGAGAGATCAGGTCGACTTTATCGACAAGATCCTTGGGGGCCTTCACGCGAACATCGATATCGCCCTTGCGAAGTTCTGGACGAATGAACATCAGTTGGCCTCAGCAGAGGTAAGCGGCGGGTAACGCTTCCAGACCCGAAGTTCTGGAAAGCGGAATCGAAGATCGTTTTCACGAGTCGCTGTGAGCCCGTTTTTTGTCCATGCAAATACTGACGGCTGCTTCACACCCACAAGTTCGGCGGTCTTCCTTTGACTACCGACCTCGCGAACGAGATCGCGAGCGATCGCAGTTGCACGCAGATTGCTCTGTTTTGCCATAGGTGTATCTTTACATTTATAGATAGTGATAGAAGTAACTATATCACAAGTAATAGACATTCCGTTCACGCTAACCGATAGGCTTGTCTATCATGACAACGCTTTCAGAAAGAATCTCTTGGGTGCTTCAGCACTTCCATATCTCGCAATCGGAGTTAGCCACGTTGGCGGGCATCAAGCAGCCCTCTGTGGCAAGTTGGGTGTCGGGCAAGACGAAAAACATGAAGTCCGCTCCGGCTCTTGCTATTTGCTCCAAATTGCCTCTCAATCAAAACTGGATCGTTAATGGCGTAGGAGACCCTCTTGTATCAAACGACCAGCTTCCCGCTAATCAAAGCAATGTTGAGCCTATTCGTGGGAGGATGAAAAGGATTCCCATCCTTTCATATGTACAGGCTGGAGATCCCACGTCAACAGGGCAAATTGCCGCTAGACAGGCAGCAATCGAAAGCGGAGATTTCATTTGGGTAGACATGGACCTGCCCGACGATTGCTACGCCATCAAGGTTATTGGAAGTTCGATGGAACCAGATTTCCGAGAGGGAGACATCATCGTCATTGACCCTACTATTCATCCGATGCCTGGTGATTTTGTGATTGCTACAAGGGGCAGTAAGTTCTCAGATGACATGGAAACAACCTTCAAAAAATATCGTCCCCGCGGATATGACGAATATGGGAATGAAATCTTCGAATTGATCCCACTTAATGAGGACTATCCAATATACAACTCGCGCACAGAAGGACTTGCCGTCATTGGCGTTATGGTTGAACACCGGCGGTCATATCGGCGAAGACGATAGAATGCCCCTGAACCTTTCTTAGCCCGTTACCTATACGGGCTTTTTTATACATGCCTGTATAGCTACACCTATTGACATTGATGATAGACATGTTTATAGTCACATCTATCGGCACACATATAGGCCGATATCTCCCTCCCCCGGCCGGAAGCCGGGTGGGGCAAGCGACGGTGAAGAGCCGGAGCCGGAAGGAATCGAGGCAGTGCAGCCTACCTAGCAGAAGACGCCGAAAACGGGCGTTGGGTCGATCCCTCCAGAACACGCCCCCTTACCGGCCTGCACATCAGGCACGTAAGGGGAGGCCAATCAAAGCGCCCTCATCCAGAGGACTTTTTGATTGACTTACCAACAAGGACTTCAAGCCATGAAGATCACTCTCGCTGACTGGACTAAGTACCTCAACTTCGTCACTAACGGCCTCGACTGCCCGATCTGCAGAAGGCAGAAATGGGAAACCTCGACGACAGACGACTTGCTCGACGAGGTCCCCGTGGCTCCCGACCGCCGCATGATCTTCATGCGGTGCGGCTACTGCGGGCACGTGCACTTCTTCGACCGGGAGCTAGTCGAAGACCGAATCCGATGGATCAAAGCAAACCGCCTCAGTTGATCGACCTAAATGGAGTTGATATGGGATCACCCTTCTACGACAAGCGTTCCGACATGCGGAGTCGGATTTCTTCCATCAAAGATGGCCGGACTACCCGCGCCCTGAAAGTTCAGCAATGCACCTCGGCAATCGCCGACGTCTCGCGACATATCGCCTACGGACTGGGATGCAACGAAGACCGCCAGAAGATGGCACACCTCTACGAACAGCTCGGCAGAGAGATCGAAGAGGTGTGGCGTTGCGAGGACTTGATCGCCCAACTCGAAAAGGAGCTGAGCGACCAGCCTCAGGGTTAAACGTTTACGGATTCTTCAATCTTCCGAACAGGATCTTCACCCTTTTCGATCTCGGCGACTTGACGCTTAACCGTAGAGTAGACCTCCTCAAGAAGCATCAGATTTCTTGCAATGGCTAATTGCTCCGGAACGTACAAGATGCCAACGCCGCGGTCACTCTTGTGCTCCGGGCCAATGTCTTCAAGCTTGATCTTCCCGCTGCTTACGAGAGCGAGAAACATCAGGTCAGCTTTGGAAAGCTGCGATTGATTCATCTTTCACCTCCTTCGGTGAGTTGATACGGAATGTCGAATGGGAGTCCGACGTTCATATCTTCGCACCGAAGGAGACCCCATATTCAAGCCGCTTCCCGTTTTCCTCCCTGCGACTGAACAGGGAGGAGGCGGCTTGAATCTGAAGGAGAACGCCATGATTCAACACGACAGCGATTGTGCAGTTCACAACGGCCCCGCGCTTCCGCCGGGGCCGTGTAACTGCGGCGCTCAGGCTAAATATGAACGCCGATGGATTGCATACCTTCGTCAGCGGGGTTGTAGAGCGGTCGCTCACCGGAGAATTGCTTTTGGCATGTGGTTAGGCCAACGATTTTGTCGAGCAAAAACACGCGCCACTCGGGCACTTTGCCTGACCTGCTACCGCCTGCTGTTTGGTAAGCGCGCAGCGCGGGACGCCCTGCGGTGGTGGTGCCGAGCAAAAAGGGCTCAACTTCGCGCTGAAGCCCATCGTAGACAAAGCGCACTACCTGCCGATTGATGATGGCATCTTCCAATTCTGTCTGAACAGACATCTTTCCTCCTTCGGAGTTTGGTTTAAAGAACGTCCTTGTCACCGGACTTCTCTACCTTACTCCGAAGGAGCCCCAACCTCATAGAGCCTCGACGCCGTAACAAGCGCCGGGGCTTTTTTTGACACGCGCCTCCAGATCGAGTACTCTTCCCGTGTCAGCGCGAAAGCGGCGCTGATCGGGATTGGCGTCCCGCTTTACAAGGCGCTCTAAGAAGCCGCCGACCGTTGGAAGCGGCTTTTTTGTTGTATGAGCGCATGGGTACCTCACGTAGGTACCCATAGCAAGACTCCTTAACGGGTGGGCTTGCAGGCTCCTTCGGGAGGCCGTTTCCTTGTAGCGGTACGCCAACCTGCAATGCCCGCCCACCACGATTGGCGTCGTGGAGGCGGTTCTAAAACTGCATACAAGGAGTCAGCAATGACACTCGCTACCTACAAGTTCGAGACCATTCAGGTCCGCACGCTTGGCACCGCCGAAACCCCTCTTTTCGTCGCAATTGACGTCGCTACCGCGCTTGGATATGCCGTCCCAAAAACAGCCGTTGCAAAAGTTGTAGATGCTGAAGACATCGTCAAGGCCGAGATCACCGACAGCATGGGCCGCACGCAAACCGTCAACTGCGTCACCGAGTCCGGCCTCTATGCCCTGATCTTCGGATCAAAGCTCGATACCGCCAAGCGCTTCAAGCGCTGGGTCACTTCTGAAGTCCTTCCGGCGATTCGCCGCACGGGACGATACGAAACAGCCCAGTCCGCGCTCATCTCGACTACAGAGCAGTACGAGATCCGCAAGGCCATCAAGGCGCGAGCAAAGAACAGCTCTGTTCACTACCAGACGGTCTACAACGCTCTTTACGACTACTTCAAGATCGCGAGCTACAAAGACCTAAGACACGATCAGATGAAAGCTGCACTCACGCTCATCGAGACATGCACACTTAAGCCGCAACTTCCGGCGCCGACGCTTGCGGAAGGCTCAGTCATCTTGTCCGCTCAAGAGGCAGAAGCCCTGCTCACTTTCATCTATTGCGTGAGGTTTTTGTTTTTGAACGTCTTTAGCAAGATCTATGGCATTTTGCGAATTATGGATTCGCCCTTTGCCGGAAAGTTTTGGGACGCCTTTAATGAAGTCCCTTGGTGGCGCATCCTAGAGATTCTTGCCAAGCACGGACACGACATTAACGACATGCAATGCTATCAGCACTGGTTGGCACAGCAACCAAAGCGCAAAGCCGCGTAACCACTCAGCACATCTGAGATCACTCTAAAAACTTCGTCGGCCGCCCTCGTGTTTTCGCGAGGGCGCTAGGCGAACTCGTACCTAAAAAAGGACACGCCATGAAGCACCTCAAGAGCTTCTTCGGCCACAACAGCCGCACGGGTTTCAGCGTCGGCGCCATCGTAGCCGTTGCATTCGCCTCTGTGGCAGGGCTTTACGGACTGATGAGCGGCATCTTCTATTTCATGAGGTGGGCTTATCTCGCAGGTTATGCGCCATTTTGAAGGAGCGTTCAATGAGCTGGAATTACCCAGACGGCTTCGATCCGCGCCTGTTAGATCGGAAGCTTGATATCGAATCCGATTCGGATGAACTGGCGCATCAGATTCTTGAGAACGAAGGTCCTGCGGCTAGCTGCACGCTCTTTGATGCTGGCGAGTACCTGTTCGACTTCTTCAACAACACACCAATCCCGCCTGACTTCTTAGAGGAATTCGCTCAGTTGACAACTCAAAAGATTCAAGCACTGCGAGCACAAAAATGAACACAAAAACTACGACTGCACAGGTTCTGGGAAAAACATTCCCTCATCCGATCTTTGAATTCATCGATACCGTTGCCTTTTTGGTGGCAGAAGATGAATCGCACCCAATTGAAAAAGCGGCGAAAGATGATATGGATGGCTTCCAAGCCACATTCATCTACATGGCCAAGGCGGCAACGCCTGTAGAAGCTGCGTCCGGAGATTACAAGTCCGTTCACGCCGCAATCCTCCAGTACGCGACCACGCTTGCCGCGTACTACTGGAAGATCAAACACGCCGACGACGACGCAGAAGATGCAGAAGTCGCGAGACGCGCATTGCCGCCGGCGATTGCACGAGCTCTGCCTTATGTCGCCGCCTAAACCGATTTTTTCGCCGCAGGCCGCACGAGCTTCTGACGAGAATGCTCCGATCCGCACGACCAAGTACGTTATTCCGCCTGATGCGGTTCGATTAACTCCTGACGGAAAGCTGGACGAACAGCGTTTGCAAGAGGTGATCAGTCACATCGAGCCTTTTGATAAAGGACGGAGGCTGCGGCGATCTGATGAATTCAGGGCTCTGGTAGAAAAAGCTTTGAAGCTCTCGGTTTCGCAACTCGTAATCAGCAGAGTCACAGGGGCATCAGTCACTTATGTGCGAAGGGTCGATGCTGAAATTAAGAGCAGATGCCAGAACAAAAAAATCAGTGAGGAGATTCGCCAACAGGCCGCTCCACTTAGAGGACCATCAAATAGATACCCCAAAGCATTTCGCCAACTAACCGCGGAATGCATAAAAAACGGCAAGTTAAATGTAATAGAGCTGTCTCACGCTCTGGGCGTAAATCCTGAATACGTCCGGAACGTGAAACGCGAGATGCAAGGTTTGCAAAAGCCGAAATGCGTCTCCCCTCCTGAGATCGAAGAAGAAGATCCCGTGCTTCTTCCTGAAAGACGCCTCATGAATTGCGCGTCGTCTTTCAACGTTGTGCAGTGCGGCGGACGGCACGAAATCACCTGCTTCGACAGTCGTGGCGCCCAGATCGGACGAATGATCGTCGAACTTCATAGAGAAGGCAAACCCACTCCGTCATACGTGATCGTGATCGATCAGAACGGCCGGAAAACGTCGTATTTCAACGGCGGCGAGCGCCTCGAATTCCTGCAAAAGCTTACGGGTCAAAAGCTATGAACCAATTTTTGATTTGGTTGATAACCAAATTTATGGAGTCACATCATGATTGAATCACGCATTGATTGGCTGAAAGAGCGCCAGAAAGGCATCGGCGGGTCCGATGTTGCTGCGATTCTTGGCATGTCTCCTTGGCGCACGCCTTACGACGTTTACCTCGACAAGATCGGGGAGGCGCCGAAGGAGCTGACCAGCCAGGCAGCGCACTTCGGCACCAAGCTCGAGGCCACCATCGCCGATGAGTTCTCCGAGCGCACCGGCATCAAGTGCACGATGCAGGAGAGCATGTACCGGAACCCGGCCGCGCACTGGGAGATCGCCAACATCGACCGCTACGCTGGCCAGGGGGCCATCCTCGAGTGCAAAACCGCCCGCCTCTCGGACGGCTGGGGGCCTTCGCAGGAGGAAGAGATCAAGGCCGGCGAGGTCGTGAGCGACCATGAAATCCCTCTTTACTACGAGACGCAGATCCAGTGGTACATGGGCCTCCTGGGGGTGCCCGTCTGCTACGTCGCAGTCCTCATCGGCGGCCAGGACTTCCGGATCTACAAGGTCGACCGCGACCCGGACGTCTTCGACATGATCCGCGAGAAGGTCCGCGCCTTCTGGCTCGAGCACGTCGAGAAGCACGTCCCGCCGGAGCCCATCAGCGTCGCCGACGTGCGCGCGCTCTATGCCAAGGACAGCGGCGCGATGCGCGAGGCCTCCAACGAGGAAGCCGCCCTTGTCGGCGACCTCAAGACCGTTCGCGAGCAGATCAAGGAACTCGAGGCGCAGGAGAAGGCCATCGCCTCCAAGATCATCCTCGCCATCGGCGCGGACACCGGTATCACCATCGCCGGCAAAAAGGCCGCGACCTACAAGGCTCAGACCTCCCGGCGCTTCGACTCGACCGCCTTCAAAGCCGATGACCCGGAGACCTACGCTGCCTACTGCAAGCCCTCCAGCTTCCGCGTCCTCCGCGTCGCGTAAGTAAAACCGAACATCTCAAAGGAACCGTTCACTATGTCCACCACTGACAAGCTCCGCGGAGCCATCGCTCCCGCAGCGCAGCAGGCACCGGCCGCCGCGCCCCAGAAGCGCATGACCAGCAAGAATCCCATCATCAACATGCTCCTGAGCCCGGCCTTCAAAAACCAGATGGCGATGGCCTTGCCGAAGACCTTGACGGCCGACCGGCTGACCCGCATCGTGATGACCGAGTTCAGGAAAACCCCAGCGCTCCTGCAGTGCGACCAGCAGAGCCTTTTCGGAGCCGTCCTTCAGTGCGCCGCCCTCGGCCTGGAGCCCGGCAGCGCCCTCGGACACTGCTACCTGCTTCCCTACGGCAAGACCTGCCAGCTCATCATCGGCTACCGCGGAATGATCGACCTGGCGCGCCGCTCCGGACAGATCGTCAGCCTCAGCGCCTATGTCGTGCACGAGGCCGACGACTTCCACTATGAGCTCGGCCTCCACCCGGACATCAGGCACACGCCTTCCCCCAGCGCCGACCGCGGCCCCGTCATCTATGTCTATGCCGTCGCAGTCCTCAAGGACGGAGGCGTGCAGTTCGAGGTCATGAGCCGCGCCGAGGTCGAGTCCGTCCGGTCGCGCTCGAAGGCCGGCAAGAGCGGCCCCTGGGTGAGCGACTGGGACGCGATGGCCAAGAAGACCGTCATCAGGCGGCTTTTCAAGTACTTGCCGGTCAGCATCGAGGCCGTCCGCGCTACCGAGATCGACGAGCGCACCGACCGCGGAGAAACGCTCACTGAGCAGGACTGGCTCGACGCCGAGTACATCGACAAGGGCACGGCGGCCGCCCCCGTGATCGAGGAAGCACCGGCAGCGCCGGAACCGGCCCCAGATCCGCAGCCCCTGCCGGAACCGGCACCCGCTCCG